AAGAAGTGGGTAGAAGATGCTTCAAAGAATGGTGGTCAGAATGTTCCAAAGTGGTTAGTAGAAGTTATTCCAAGAGGGGATGGCTCATACGAAGGAAATTGCTATTCAGTTTATTATTTTAAGTGGAATGGTGGTAAGAGAGACCCTGAGACAGGCCAGGAGTATAGCATCACACTTAAGCCATTTGGACCTGTAATTCCAGTTACAGTTACAAGAACTGAATCAGGTGGAACAGTAACTTGGAGTTTTGCAAAGATTTAAATTGAATATAGAATAATAAAATAGGTTAAGGAGGCTATATTATATATAATTAAACATTATTTATGATATAGCCTATTATTTTAAATTTAAAAGGAGACTGTTATGGAATTTGATGCAGCATTAGATAGGGTTAAGAATTATAATTTAAAGTGGACATTTAGGTCTATAGAGTATCTTGTAAAAGAAGAAGGTGTATCTCTCAATCAGTTAAGGGGTTGTGTGTTTAATATTGGTGGTGAGATTAAATATAATTTGGAGGAAGCAACTAAACTTCTTATTGTGGCAGGTATTATAGGAGAAGCTGGTAAGTATAATAAAGAAACTTATGATAAAGCATTGGATAGGGCATATGAGATTTTAGATGATTGGAGAGAGAATGAAGGGTTTATAGGAATACTTCATATGTTAATGATTCAGATTATGGAGGATAAACATTTTTTTATGGGGGAGGCCGAAACAAAACTTCTAGAGACAGTTTCGGAAAAGAACAAAACTCCGGATGTAGTAGCAACACTAGTGGGTCAGGACCAGCTGACAAGAATAAATCAGATTCAGGCATTTCAGAGCTAAATAAAGCTCTGAAAGCAGCTGAGGATGAGCTAGATGATATACAGAGTAACTGTGTTATGATGGGTTTAAGATATGATGATTTTTTAGATAGAGATTTCAGATTTTATACAAACTGTTTAAATGGTTTTATAAAGAAAAGAGAGTATTTAATGAATGACATGCAGTCAATAGGTCATAGAATAGCAGGTAAGATAGCTCAAGCTGTTTGGGGAGATAAGCATTTTACAAATGAGCTTGATGTTATAGAGTTTAATAAAATTGGTGAAAATAAACCTAAGGTTCCTAAGTATATACAGAGGCTCAGAAAGAAGGGTTACAGTGTATGAGTGATAAAGATAAGCTATTAGTTGGAGATGCAGAAGCTGAGATAAGACAGTTAAATAAAATAGTAGATGCATTTAATTCAATTAATAGAAGCATAGATAAGAGTAATGATAGCTTAAATAATTTTTCAAGTAGATTAAAATCATTAAAGGGTGAGTTAAGTGATACTGCTAAGACAGCTAGAAATGAATTTAGGCTCGGAGATAATAGCAGAAGAACCATAAATAGAAATAATAGTAGCTCTGAGTATAAAAAACAGAGTAAAATTATAGATGGTGAGTTTAAGGAATTAGTAGCAGATATAAAAAGAGAAGCTACTAAGGATACTACAAAATATCTTAGTAATATAATAGGAGCTAAGAATAAAGATAAGATGCAAATAGTTCTTAATATAGCAGCTAAGGGAAAGAGTTTAATAGATATAGGTAAATTAGCATCAGCTGGTGGTAAGGCTGGAACAGCAGCTAAATTAGGTAGTGCTGGTGGGGCTAGTGCTGGAGCAAATGTTGGTGCTGGAGCAGCTATTGGAGCAGGTAGTGTAGCAGCTGCTGGATTGGCAGTTGCAGTATTAGGGTTAGCAGCAGCTGCTGCCCAAGGACAGAAACGTACAAGTGAATTTAGTAGTGCTATGATAACACTTGGTCGTTCTTTAAATGATACTCAAAAGAGTAGTATTAATACCAACAACTCCTTAAGAGAAGGAACTAATGCTCTAAGTAACTTTATAGACGATATAACTATGAAAACTAGAGAGCTGTTTAATATATTTGCAGCTAGTTTAGGTACTTTAATAGGAAATATAGATGCAAGCTATAAGGGTGAGAATAAAATAGATGCAACTGTATCATCTGCTGATATATCAACTAGATTAAGAGAGAGTGGCTATGATCTAGATTCAGCAAAGAATATGGCTAGTATAACTAGACAGATAGGAAAAAATGTAGCCAATATATTTGGTGAGAAAGATCAAGAAGATACAATTAAGAAAATTGCAGATGCTTGGATAGATGGTAGTAATGCAGCAGCTAAATATGGAGCTATAGTAGATGATAATACTTTGGCTGGATATATGGCATCTCAAGGTGTAGACATAGTCAATGTTGAAATAACAGATGCTATGAAACAATACTATAGACTTCAGCTGTTACAAACTGAACTAGCTCAGAGTGATAGTAGAATAAGACAGAAGCAGATTCAAGATTGGAAAAAGTTGGGTTTAATGATGGATTCTACCAAGCAGAAATTGTTTAGTTTTGATGAGGTTATACAGCTATCAGCTCAAGACTATAATATACCTGTAGTAGATAGTGATGGGAATCCAGTTAGTGGTGATAAATTAAATGATAAGATAATTGGTAATAAAGCTCCTTTAGAACCAAAACTAGACCCAGATAAGGTAGCAGATTGCAGAGCTAAACTAGATGAACTATGTAAGAATAGAAGCATAGGCATTGATGTTGGTATAAATAACCCTGAGATAATTAAAGAGCTTAGAGATGAGTTTGGTAAAGATATAGTAGCAAATGTTAAAATTAGAGTTAGTAAACAAACATTAGCAGATGCTGAAGCAGAAGAGCAAAATAATTATATGGAATCATACTTTCAAAATGCTGTAGAAGAGAGTATGTTACAGGCTGGTACTAATAGTATAGCTAATAATGCTACTAAGATTACAGATAGTAGCATTGGTAATAATACAAATAATGTATTGAAGGCTATAAATGAGTATAAAAATAAGGGCACTAATAGCAGTCAGAAACTTGAAAAATATAATGGAGCTTATCTATTTGGTACAACATTAGATAAAAATTTAAAAGCATTGGGAACTGGGCTTGGTCTTGCTACTGGTGGAGCTGCAGCTGTAGGTGGTCTTACTGGTTTAACTGGTGCAGCTAGTGCTAGTACTGGAACTGTTTCAAATGTAATAGACATTGGAAGCAGAATGTTAAAGAATGTTAGTGGATTCGCTGGTGGTGGTATAGGAACTAAAGAGAGTTTAATAACTGCCTTTGAAGGCAATCATGCAGAAGCTGTTATACCATTAGAGACACAAGCTGGTATAGATTATCTTGCTAATGCAATGAGAGAGGCTAATACAAATCAAGTAACTAATGGTGGTAATAATATAGAGATTAGTTTAAATGTTGGTACCCTCATAGCAGATAATGAAGAGCAGATAGATAAAATGACTAGAATGATTTCAGATAGACTTGGAATACTTTTAAATGATAGAGGTGGTTTAGGTTATGGAAGTTTCTAATGTTCAGAAATATACAATAAAGCATGTAAATGATAACGGGAATCCAGTAGAGATTCCCGTATATCCTAGCAGTGTAGTTCCTTCTCATAACTTAATTAGTAAGAGCTGGAATAATATGTATGGTGTGTTTAATGATGTACCAGTGAATATAAAGGCTAAAATAAATTGGGTGTTTGATTGTATTAGTGAGGATGAATTAAATAGATTATATAAGACATTAATATATGATAAAATACTATTATATAATAGTAGATTCTTTGAAATAAATACTTATTTTCCTGGATTAGGGTTTGTAAGTGGAACATTCTATTTAGGAACTCCAACTAGCTTTAAGAGTTTAGGAGCTAAGGATAATAAGGGAAGCATAGAGTATTTTAGTGGAGAGCTTCATTGGATAGAGGTTGATGGTAAGATATTGAATAGTCCAGTAAGTATATAAGGAGATAATTTATGGCTATTATAAGTAACAAATTGTGGAAAGGTGAATACTTAAAATGTGTTATTAAGTTTGACAATAATACTATTTATACAGTATATAATAATAGAGCTACTAATAACAATTTTATATATTCAGCTTCATTTAGTTTGAAGGATGGAAATACAAATGTAAATCCTTTAGGAATAAATGAATCTAGTATATTATATTTAAAACTATATGATGTAAATGATTATCTTTCACCTTTAAATACGAGTTCTCCTTATTATAGTAAGATGAACAATGGCGTAGAGATAGATATGTTTATATCTTATGATGGTAGCACTTGGAGTGATTATGGTGTTTGGTATGTAACTAGCTGGTCTGGTGGATATAGCATTGGTGGGCATGAATTAACATCAATAACATGTGAAGATAAAATTAATGTTATAGGAAATATGGACTTACCATTATTACCAGCATATGCAGATGTATATAGTGGTAGTTTAATAAGAACAGTTCTAACATCATGTGGAATTAATAACAATGATATTGTTATTGATGCGGCTTGTAATAAGTGGATGGCTTATGGTGTTTATAATGGAACTAAGGTTAGAGACTTCTTGAACAATATATGTCAGAATATTATAGCTAGAATAATAGTAGATAGACATGGAAAAATAAGAGTAATACCAGCTTTGAGTCTAAAAGAGAACTATGATGAACTAGATTTAAGTGGAAATGAGTTAGGTAGTTTACAGAATAAATTAAGCAGAGCTGTAGATTTCAATAAGTTGGAACTTAGATATCTTAGCATTGTAGATAAAGATAGAAAAGAGCTATTTAGAAAAACTATGAGTTTTGCATCTGGAACTTCTAGGACTGAGTTAATAAGATTTTATGATAAGTGTTTAAGTTTAGAGCAGGTTCAGATAGAAGGTGATGGAGCTCAATATATTAATAACACAGACTATACTTCATATCAGGGTGGTGTTGTAATTGATGTGGATTGTACTGCTGCTATTAATAATGTTACTGTTTATGGTAGTGGTTTAGTAGCTAATACTAAAGAGGAAGTTTTAACAGCAAACATTCAAAATAGTGGTAATAAGACATATGGATTTAATACTGAACAAATGATGAGTGAAAATGATGCAATCAGTTTAAAGAATAGTCTTGTAAGTTATTTTGAGAATATAAAGAATCAGGTACTTATAAGCGGATGTATACTTACTCCAAGATTAAATATAGGAGATTTGGTAGTTATAGATGATGCAACAGATGTTTATGATGGTAGATATAGAGTAAGTAATCTAGATATAACATTTGGAACAGACTATAATGTAGAATGTACTTTAATAAGATTGGAGAATCAAAATGGCTAATGAAATATCATATTTAACAGATAATGTTATAATGGAGTTCAGTGAATGGTCTCTAATACAAGGAGCTAGCATAGTAGATAATAAGATTCATTTAATAAGTGGCGGATATGCTAGTGTAGATTTAAATGATTTATATTTTTTGGGCTTAAATTCTAGTAGCTATAGAAAACTTGTGATAAGTTTAAGTACTACTATATTAGAGATTTATAACTATAGAAATAGAATTGAAGCAGTATTAGAAGGTGTTTATGTAAATAATGATGAAGTAGAGATACCTTTTAGATATAACGTATCATTTACTAAATTAGATAATACTATAGATACTATATGTTATCAGAGTAGAGATATACAAATGCTTAGTTATAAGCTAAAAAGTATGAAATTAATAATAGTAAATCATTCTGATTATAATGTAGACTTAATATCTTGTGAAATGTATCGTAGCCAAGATATTAGTACTGATCAGATTGGTGGAGCTATAGGTTGGGGCATTGTATTAAATAAGGTAGAAGCTTATCAGGATGGATGTAAATTATACTTTGACGGAGCAGCTGAGCCAACTAAACTTCAGTGGATGTGTGATGAACATCAAGTATTTAATGGTGTAAAAGTTAATGATGATAGAATCATAACATTTAGCAAAATAAACAGTCCATTAAATTAAATATACTATAATAAGTTATATATAAGTTAGTACAAACGTTTGTTTTTATATTTGGGTTTAAATGTGGTTGAATATAAATGATTAATTGATAATTGAAGTAAACCGGTTTACCTTGAGTTTTAAGGGTGGTTTGGTGATTTAGATGAATATTTTATAGGGTAAGGGGTGAATGTGGGTGAATGGGGGTTTTAGAGTGGTTATTTGAGATACTGGAATTTGATATTGACAAATAAAGAATATTGTGATATAATATAATAAATAAAATAAGAGGTTAAACATAAGATATGAAGATTAGCACATATGATAAATATAAATGGTTCTTATTTGGTGCTAGTATAGCATCAGATGAGTATTTCTGGAAAGGGGAAGGAAATAAAAACAAAAATATAAAAACAGAACTATCAGATGATAGACATGTATTAAGACTAAGAGCAGAAGAAAATAATGATTAAGGGAGATTAAAGAATATGACAAGTTATACTCCTTATAATATGAATATAACAGATGATGAATGGTATAACTTCATATGTGGTTTTATAGCTGGTTTAAGATTAAGAAATAAGAATAATGGATTTCATGAGACCAATCAAATAGTAGAAGATGTACCTATTGGTGAAGAACCTTCAGATATGGGTATAAGAATATTACCAATTAAGTATGTAAGTTCAAATGAAGTAAGTAATGTATTAAAAATACCTGTATATTCACATGATGTTAAAACTAGTTATGGAGCTTTTGATGTAACATTGTGTGACGGAGATAACACTGTTATAGAAGGTATAGAAGCTGGAGCTAATTGGAATGGTAGTTTAACATATAGACGTCATCCTGAAGTACCTAGCATTTGGTATATATCAGGCAGAAGCTTAAATAATACAAATGATTATGATAAACCTATTATACTATTTTATGTATTAGTAGGTTTAAATTTATACGGAGAATATGAAGAAGGAAAAGAGATTGGATTTGTACAAGCTCTTAGAACAATTAAATACTCAGATGGGTCTGATAGATATATCTATATAAGTGAGTTATATAAATATGGTGCTAATAATAGTTTAAATATGATAGTACCTAGTAGCTGTATTAATAATCCTTGTCAGATAATATTGAAGAACTTAAATAAAGATGGAAATAATGTATATAATAATAGTAGTAGCATAGGAAATAAAATACGATTAGTAACTATGGGGCTAGGAACTAAGGTACAAACTCCTGACAGTTATGATGTTTTTATAACATCTGATAGAAGTTACTTTGAAATACCTGTTAAGGTACTTATGGGAAAAGAAGAGAGGCAGAAAAATGTTAAAATAAATCATATAGTAATGGATATAAGATTTGAGAGAGAAGCTTATGGATATAGTCATGGAGCATTTTGTAGTAGTGAATATATAGATTTAAGTTTAATAGTAAATAAGAATGGTTGGACATGGACTTCACATGTAGAATATGAGAGTAATGGTGTATGGCATTTAAGATTAGTAGGAGATTCATTAAATAGTAGTTATGATGTTTATGAGGATACAGATGTATTAGGAATAGGACTTGTTGGACAACCTTGTCCTTATACTTATGGTTTTTATGACTATGATGCTATACTTGAGGGTATAGATGGATCAGGAAATAGTTATAGAAATTCTCATGGTAGTGGATATAAGTTTATAGAAAATATAAATAACAATGGTGGTGCAAGCACATTATATAATCCTGGTAAAGCAGAGGCTTCTAAGATAGCTGTTAATACTCCTTATGTAACATTTAATGGCAGTATATATAGTATTGAAGAACAAAATATAGAGTTAAAAGTGCTGGGGGCATATAGAGATGCATCTGGAAATATAAAAGAGGTTGAGTTTAAGAGTGGTCCTATTCATTTAGTAGCTGGTGATAATAAGGTAGAAGCAAATATAGCTTTAGATAGTGGTGTTGATATTGAAACTAACAGCGGACTTATAGTAGACAGTCAATATCCTGTTACAGTTAAGGCTGGTAGTGAGTTTAATGTAGATGCTAGTGCAGGACAATATAAAGCAAGCAGTGAAAAAGACAATGATGTTGATGATAAGGTAAGATTAAATGATATAATTGAGATCATTTATGAACAAGGTTCTAACACATATAATGAAGAGCATACAGATGATATTGAAATAGTAGATACAAATGAAATAGTTTATGAGAGTGGTTCTGAAACTTATAATGAAGAACATACAGATGATGTTGAAATAGTAGATACAAATGAAATAGTTTATGAGAAGGGGGCTAGTGAGTTTAACAGTGAAGTAGTAGATGATATAAATATAAATGATAAATTTGAAACAGTATATGAGAGAGGAGCTACTACATATAATAAAGAATGTATAGAAGATGCTACTATAAATGATGTAGTAGCAACAAATAAAGAATAAGATTATAAAGGAGCAGTAGAATGAGTAAGGGTATCAGTGGTGAGAGTGGTTTTAAAATTAAGGGTTTTGTAGAAATTGAGTTGGTTAAAAATAATGGTAGAGAGCATTATAAATATTATAATGCTCTCAGTGATGCATTTAAGGCAGCTATACTAACATCTAGTGTAGGTCAGTTTATGTATGGTAGGGGCAGACTATTTGGACAGAAGGCTCTTTTAAATCCTATGTACTATCATTCTAGTACTAATTATGATTGTTTTGGGCCTACTAACATGACTAATGTGTTAATAAATCAAAATAGTCTAAGTGGTGTTCCTAGTGTAGTTCCTAATGCATTAAAGAGTTCCGACATGAGTTTAAATGTACTTAATGTTCCTGGATATGCTAATACTAGAAGAGATGCTGTAGGTAATAATGGTATAAATATGAGAGACAGTGTTGATGCTAATGCTGTAGCTAATAAGACAATTATAAATAAATATAAGTATGAAACTGGTGTAGGGACTGGTACTATAACTCATATTGGAATGTGTGTAGGTTCTCCTGATGATACTAAAGGAATTAGAGTTTATAGATTCTTAGATGATATAACTATACAGGAGGGTGGAAGTTTTACTCCTAGTAGTTATATTTGTCCACCAGGTTGTGGTGGTCTAAGTGCTAATGAAATATTCATAAATTATACAAATGAAAATGGAAGCACTCATAAAGTTAATTTGGAGACTGGAGTTATTGATGATAACCCTACAGGTTATAAAGTAATAGATACTAGTTATATGAGTGAAGCTAGTGATATAATAATTATTGGTGATTATCTATATGTAGTAAATGGATACTATGTGCATGTGTATAATAAGACAACATGTGTAAATGTTAAGGATATTTATATTGGTGGTAATCAGTATGGAAAACAGCTATTCTATTATGATGGAACTAGTGAAAGATTATTTGTAACTAGTTGTAATAGAGGTGATACTACAACTCCTTGTATGACAGAGTTAACTAAGGGAAGCTATGATTATTATGGGGTGAAGGGAACAGACTATACTGATTATAGTGAATTAGTAACATTAGGATTAGGATTTACTGTAGATAGTACTAAGTATACAATAAAGAGTTTTGGTAGTAATAAGGTAGGTTTATGTGACACATTAAGTGGAAATAGAGCTGACTATGATTGTAATACTATGTTAATAGTAGATAAGCAGCCAGATAGTAATAATAACTTAATATGTTATGATTGTATTCCTAGTCTATTTAAGAAAGCTAGTTTTATTAGTTATGATGAAACTAATGATAATTACTATGTATTTGACCTTTGGAATTATGCTAGATATCTTATTGATAATACAGCAGCTAGTATAACAGTTAGCCCTTTGGAATATACTCAGTATAAGTTAGATGGAATAACAGCTAATATAACATACAATATTGGTTGGACATATAGTAAGAAGAGTGATTGCTGTCAGTTACTTAGTTTAGCAGAGTTAAGTGAACCAATTAACAAGGGGGCTAATGATGTACTGTATGTAAGTTATGGATATGAAGTGGTTTAATTAATATACTGCCAGCCCCAAAGGGGCTGGCGCCTTGCCTTGATTATATTTATAATATTAGTAGTAATAAAAAATTAAAAAATTTCTACCAGTGGGCTAGACAAATTTAAGTTTTAGTGTTACAATAAGATTGTCGTTCCGGAGAGATAGTATTGCAATTTGGAGTATTATTATGTATTTATTTAAACTAAAACATGGAACTCATATAATTTATGTTGAAAATGATTTGAGCAATGACAGAGATTCAGATTATGTTTATATAAGAGAGAGTAAAACCTCTAATTCATATCTAATAACAAAAGATTATTTAAATAGATACTATGAGAGAATAAAATAACATACAGACTTATATAAATAAAGCATAAGCAATAACTTATATAAAATAAAGAGGAAATAAGAATGAGTAAATGTATAATAGGTTCAGCTAGACATAATGAGAACGGAACATATGCATCAGGCATACCAGGAGATCAGACTGGAACAGAAGTATCAACACAAGAGTACTATCAGCATAGCAAAGGATGGAGAGTAATAAGACCAATATCAGCGTTGGATGCAAAGAACATAGCAGATAATATGTATGCAGCATGCGAGAATGCTTGTGTTGGATATAGTCAGAATGATAACCAATCTCTATATAGAAATGTTAAGAGTTTAGGGTACAATGTGTCAATGTTAAAAATTCCTTCAAATACAGACTGTGCTAGATTAGTCAGGATATGTGTGCTCTATGCTGGAATAAATGTAGATGATTTCTATACTGGAAATATGGCAGATAAACTCTTAAAGACAGGTAAGTTTATAGAAGTAACAAATAAGATAGCATTACCATCAGGCTTAAAAAGAGGAGATATACTAGTAACAAAAACAAAAGGACATACAGTAGTAGCATTGACTAATGGAGATGGTTCAACTCCAGACTATAGTCAGATAAATAAGAATGAGAGTTTAAATAATAGCTCAGAGGCTAGCACATCAAACACATCAAATAAATTCCCATATAGAGTAAAAATACTTACAAACTTAAATGTAAGAAAAGGACCAGGTACAGCATTTCCAATAGTCACTGTAGTAAAAACAAATGAAGTTTATACTATAGTAGCAGAGAAAGGAAAATGGGGTAAGCTAAAAAGTGGAGCAGGATATATAAGCTTAAACTATGCAGAGAAAATATAATAGCATATAAATAAAGAAAGTATTTAAGAGGTATCTAATCAGGTACCTCTTATTTTTATGTTTTAAAATAATAGTGTTTATATACTTATGATAAAAGAGTATAAAGAGTTATAGGCATCTAGAGCAAATACTTAGGGAGAGATTTCCCAACATGTATAAGCACCTAGCAATAGCATAACATAAAAAATAATAGAGGCATATACATTATAAATGAGAATGTTTAAGGAGAATGTTTCTCCTCATAGCATCAAATAAGAGATAATGTTTAAGTATAAAAACATAGACTAATAAACACCTAAAGCAAATACTTTGGAAAAGTAAATCATAACATCTAGCAGCACCTAAATATATACAGTATATAAAAGAGTATAGAGAGTTATATAGTTTAAATAAATTAGAGTGTTTAAGATAATATACAAATAAAATAAGAACCAAGCATATGAAGCACCTAGAATATAGACTTTGGGAAATGAAATAATAGCATCTAGCAGCACCTAAAGAGAGACATATAGAAATAAGAAATATAAAGAGATATAAGTAGGAGCAGTTATAAGAAAGTGTTTAAGGAATGATAAAAGAGTATACAGTGTTATGTGCAAATAAGTTTATTGGAATGAGTGAGGTTCTACTCACATAACAGAATCTTGGAGATATAAAAGAGTATACAGAGTTATGTGTAAATAAGTTTATAGTTATGAATAAGCATATCGGATTGGTGGGAGTTTCTCCTCACTTCACAACATCTAACTTAAATAAAATAAATTAGAGTGTTTAAGATATAAGCTATTATATAAAAGATATAACCTTATATATGAATATAGCATTATAAAAAATTAAAATAAGAAATAATTAATTTTAGATAAAAAATATAATAGTTATAAGCAAATATAAAAAACATAAACAGTAACTAAAAATTAGAGAAGCATATAGGATAAAAATAATAGTAGCAGTGAGTAAAATTTAGTAGCAGTGACTGTTGAGAATCTTATTAAAACTTTAAGGGTTTGGGTTTATAGTTTTAAAAATTAGAATATTTGTTTGGGTTTATAATAAAATAGAATAAGTGTTTGAGTTTACTAGATATAGTGTTTAACGCAAGAAAATAGATATTTTTGTACAAAATATTGTATAATAAAAAATATTAGAAAAATATATATAATTTTTGTTGACAAAATAAAATATAAGGTATAGAATGAAGATAGTTAAAAGATAAGTGAACAAAATAAATAAATAACTAGTTTAAGCATTCTTTTAACAACTCGCTTTCTTTTGTGAGAGATACTATATTTCCCAGTATAGTATCTCTCAAATAAAAAATATTTGGGGGTTAAAATTATGACTAAAATGATAAACAACACAATAGCAGAGATTAAGAGAGCATTTGGTTTAAGAGATACTGTTGAAATGCAGAGACAGTATGGAGTAGTACTTCCTCTTAATAGATTAACAACTCCATTAAGAGTAATGCTTGATACAGATTATTCTGAGGATGAAAGCTATTTATAAAATAATTATAAGGAGAGATTTAATTATGATTAATAAAATATATAAAGAGCCTCTTGTAAGAAAAGAGGCTATTAAAGAGTTTATAGCATGTACTGATGAGAACTATGATAAAGCATATTATACTTTATATGATAACTTCAAACCAGAGTTTGAGGAGATTTATAAAATAGTAGATGACTATAAATACAAAAGAGATTATGAATATTTGGATAGTGAAGCTCTTGATGATGTAGCTGATCTGATGCTACAGAGCTTAGCTCTGTATAGAGCATACTATCCAACAGAATATAACCGGATGTTTTGGGTTATAGATGCAGTTATTAAAGAGTTTAAGAAGGATGATAGTATTATATCCTTTGAAGCTCATAGTAAAAATTATAATGAGTGTATAGCTCATTATAACGAAGCAGTATAAATTATTTATTTAGGAGGTTTAAGTTATGATTAAGAGTGGAGTTATTAAGATGAACAAGAATGTAGAAGATGAAGATTTTATAGCAGAGATTACTAGAAAAGCAGGTAAGAGTGACATTGTAGAAAACAGCGAAGCAATTAAGAAGGAGATTGTTGAGCTGGCTGATAAAATCAGAACTAGTCACACAAGAGAGTTTGATGGTGGCTTTTACTATCAGATAAGCGAAAATGAGTTTATTGATTCAGATAAGCCTTTACTTTTAGAGAATGGAAATCTAATGGCAGAAGTAACTAGCTATAAAGATGGAGTTATCTATAAAATAACAGATGATCTTGGAAATACAGAGCATGGTGCTGTTTTCTTCAATGAAGCAGCTCTTACTAAGGATAATATATTAGTTAAAGAATTAGAGTCTTTAACTAAACTATATATTTACTTAATAAATAGATATAATGGTTCAGATAGGGAGACTGTTATTAAAAAGGTAGAACTTAGATTAAAGTTCCTAACTTTAACATGCAGTGACTATATGCTTAATATTACGGCTGAGGATATAAATAGAGTTAAGTATTTTGTTGATAAGAATGTTATAGAAGCAATAAAGAGTTTAATTTAAGATAAATGAGCAGTACAGTGATAAAATTACTGTACTGCTTTAGAACAAAAAGGAGAATGTTTATGAATACAGCAGATAGTAGAAAAGAAGCTATTGTAGATACAATCTTAAATGAGAGAAAAAATACCCTACATAATGTAGGTGGAATAGCAATAGATATGCTGATGTTTATTAATAAAAATAAAGATAATTTGGTTAAGTATATTAAGAGAACTGGTAATAATACTCCATATACTGAAATTGAGACAACTGTTCATTATTTGAACAGTCTCATAGGTATAAATAGTACTGATGTTAATAGCACTGTTATTAGTATTATAAGAAATGATTATAATACTAAGTGCAGATACAGTGATGAACATTGTGGACAGCATTGTACTACACTTTGTGCTAATAAGATTAGAGCATTTAAAGATAAGATGAGCGGAATGCTGGAATATCATAAGAGTTTATTAGATACTTTAGATACTGAGTATCTTGGTTTTGTTATTCTAAATAAATGGAGAATGGACATAGAGCTGGACTTAATTGATCATATTTGTGATATGTTAAGCAAGGCAATTTGGGAGGTTTAGATATATGAAAACAAGCATTGTTTTAGGTAGTGGTGGTAATTATAATTTTGATAAAATTATAATTAGTTTATCTGATTATGTAAATAATAACCTTAAGAGTTCTAATAGCTCCTATGAGATAGGAGTTATATTAAATAATGATTATTACAATCATTATAAAAATATAATGATTGAAGATGATTATTATGTTGGTGTATTATCTAGATTACTTGACATGGTAGGTGATGTGGAGGGCATTAAAAATCATTGGGAGATTAATGGTGATAACGGAGGATATATAATGAAGGTAGATGATAACATTCCATTCTATCTTTATGTTATAGATATAGTAAAAGATATACTAAGTAAGGGTTTATGATTTAATATAAGTTATAAGATACAGTATTATATAATACTGTATCTTTTTAATTTAAGATATAATAGCGCCTTGTGCTTAAAATATACAATTTCAAATTATTTTAGTAGCTGTATTTTTCAGCATCTATCTTATGAAGCATCTTGAAGGTTTATGATGATGAAAAATAAAAATAAAAAATATTAGAAATAATAAGTGATTTTTGTTGACAAAAAATAAAATTAAATGTATAATGAAATTAATTAAAGGAGAGATAGGGAGTCAAGATAATGTATTGACTTCCAAAATAAAAAAATTATTATTATTAAGGAGATTAAAATTATGAGAGACAGTTCATATGTAAATGGTAACGTTATATCTTGTTTATTTGAGCAGGTGGCAAGTACCCGTTATATGGTTGGTGAGGATATTGCATTTAGTGACTATGATGGCAATGAGTATCTCTTTAAGAGAGATGGTAGCTATGTAGTTACTATACCTTCAGAGTATTCTGATGATGAAGAAGCTTGTTTATCATCTGCATATTCTCGTGATTACTATGAGAGAGATGAGAGATATAGAGTAAGAGACCTTTCCTCATTCGGACATGCTGGAAATGGATATCAGTACGCTGATATATCATTTCAGTTAGACGGCTGGGAAGGGTTTGATTCACGTAAACGTAAGGTTGGCGTTCACGTGATACTAGCAGCTCTTTATATGTTTAATGATCTGGTAAAGATTGTTGATGGTGTTGGATATAACTTTGATAAAATCATTGTTAACCACATTAATAATGATCGTACTGACAATAGTTTGAGTAACTTGGAGTGGGGTTATTCAGTTGAAAACTCAGCACATGCTAAGGTTCTGAGTTTTATTCATAAGCATTGTGTTGATGAACTTGGCTGTAGCAAATATACTATGATTAAGGATGGTAGGGTTATAACTACTAATATAAAAGTATCAATAGCTGATATTCTCAAGTTTAAAGCTGAGAAGGGTATCTTTGAAGCTAACTTCAATATTAAAGAGTTTGTTAATTGGTTATTCAAGAAGCAGGGTATTGAGGATGAGATTAAATGAATGGTGAGTTTACTGATATAGAGATATTAGCATTCACAGTAATAGGGTGGTTGTCAGGTGTTGGAGTAGAGATACTTCAGCATCTGATAAAAAATATATTTAAGAATAAGCAGTAGAATAAACGCCTGCTGCCTCTTATAAAAATTGGAGGAGGATATTATGTTATATTTATATTTTTATTTATTAGTAGTAGCAGTTACAGTTCTTCATATAACTGTAATGTATAAGAAGGAAAGATATGAAAATAATAAGTTACTTCAAGATATGCAGAATAAAGCATACAGAAAAAGAGATGAAGCTTGGATGAGATATAATGAGTTTATTTAACAGAGGAGGATACTATGGAAGAGATTAATAAGAATGAAATTGAAACAATAAAGAATGGAATAACTGATGAATATGGTGAGATAGTTGGTAGTGTTTTAAATGAATCAGGAAAGAAATTTCCAGATCATGAAAAGATTCTTATGGGTAAGGAGATAGCTAATCTGGCTATTGTTCTTGATGCCCTTGATAAGGATATACTTATTAAGAGGTGTGTGACACTAGAAGCTAAACTAAGGACTAAAGAAAAAGAAATAGATAACCTTAGGAATATGATTAAGCTTATGAAAATTCATGGGTTTACTAATAAAAGAGCTCTAGTGAATAAACCTGGTGAGCTAGCTAAGCGTGGCAGACCTAGTAAGGTGATAAACGTTGAGTGGACACAGAACCTCATTGATGGTGGTATGAGCATTCAGGAAATCGCTAGTGTGTTTGATATGTCAATCTACACACTTAGACGAGAAATAAAGAAGCTATATTTTGCTGGTAAAATAACAGTTAAGCCAGAGCAGTTTAAGACTCTGGGAATAAGGAATTTATAAGAGGGGTTCTAATTATGGGTCATAAAAAAGGATATACAGGTACCAAACTGATTAGAGCTAATTTATATCATGTCAGAACCAAAATGGGTATGACATGTCAGCAGTTAGCAGATGCAGTTGGATTAAACAAGGGTTACTATGTTAGAATAGAGAATGGTGTAGTAAATCCATCCTCTGATATTATGGAGAGTATTTGCAATACTTTATCAGTTGTTAAGAACAAATTTGAGCTGTTTGACATTTATATAGTGTCAGACAATCTAAGCAAAGAAGAGCATAATGTGCTAAAGATGTTACAAGCATCTGGTGAGGACTTATCTCAGAGACAGAAAGATATACTAATTAAATATATAAATTGTAAGAAATAGCAGACTAGAGATTTTTGATTCTCCTTTGATAGCACCCTAGCATGTATAGAGATATATATGTGCTAGGGTGTTTATTTTTTATGTTTTAATATAAAGATATAATAGAACATTTGTTCTGAAATATATAAACAGTAGCTTAAAATTTAAGTACAGTAAGTAAAATAAGCACCTTAGATTGACTTGATTTATAAGTAGTATTAATATATAATGTATAATAAGAGGTGATAAGGGTATGAATAATAGAAAAAAGAATAAAAAGGGAACTAAGTTTGATACTCCTATCAATTCTCTTAAAACAATAAAGGAAAGTGATTTTAAGAGTTTAGGTTTTGATACTAGTCAGTTTCAAAATACAAGTCCCTTTGTTGATTATATGATGGAACTTGGTAGATATAATGAACTTTGTTGTTATATAAGGTATCAAGCAATAATGAATAAAACTCCTGAAGAAATGTATAATGGAGTTTTAAATGAGTATAAGCAGTATATTGGAAGTTATAAACTGGAATATGAAGAGTTTATGGGTTGGTTCTTCACTGGTTCATATCCAGAACTTGCTAAGGCTTTTAATTTTAAAAAGAATATTCTATTGGGAAAATTAATAGATTTAGGAATGAAAGTTGCTGAACAGAATACAAACAGTGTTAAAGATGGAACTTTCATTATGGAGTTTTATGATTTTATTAATAGAATAGGAGAAGATTTAACAATTCAAAAAGCTACAACAGTTATTAATGAGAATAACTACAGTAAGCAGACAATCAATACTATTAGCATGTTATTTGCTGAAGCTGGTAGGTTTAAGGTTGATAAATAAAATTTGTTTGTAAATGTTAAAACTATTGTACTAAGATTGAGGTACAGATGATGAATTAGGAAGTGTATAAAAATATGGGGAAGCATAGATGCGATTATAGTAAAAAGCAGATATTTGTAATTACTACCTTTGCTCAAGATAAAATGGTTGTTCATAGTGGACCATTTGGTGTTGGTAAGACAAGGTGTTTAGTAGAAGCTTTTGGTATATATTGTATGAGACTCCAAGCACTTGGTACAGTAGGTTTAACATTTATATTAGCAGGTAAAACACAGCAGAGTGTTAAGCGTAACATGTGTAATGTGTTAACTGAGCTATTTGGAAATGATTTTGAATACCATAAAGGTAATAAGGACGGACTAGATAGAGATGCAATTCTATTTGGTCAGAATATTTATATCATAGGGTTTAATGATAGTTCATCTAGAGAAAAGTTTCAGGGTTTATCTAATATAATGGGTATGCTTCATGATGAATGTACGTTGTGTAAGCAGGAGCAATTTGATTATGCAATAGGACGTTTAAGAGGTGTAATTAACTCTGATAGTTCTGTAGATGAAGATGATGAAGATGCTGAGTATATAGATATAGAGGATGATAAGCTGTTAGATGATAAACAAATAGCATTACCTGAGGGTACAACTACAATGTGGTATGTAGGTAGTTGTAATCCAGATGCTCCTAACCATTTTATAAAGAGATATATTGATGATGGTATACTAAAGAATATAAGGTGGTATTGTGAAGATGCAATATGGCGTGGAGCTAAGGCTATGTATAAGAGATTAAGAAAGCTATATAGAAATAATGTAGCTTTCTTAAGTAGATATGTAAATGGAGAGTGGACATCTAGTGATAGAATGGTTTATCCTATGTTTAATCCAAAACAGCATATTATTCATTATGTTTGGGATGAAGAGACTAATTCTATGGAAAGAACTAACTATGAAGGAATGAAGAGAAACTTCATAGCTGTAGACTATGGCAGTGATCATCCAACAGCAATACTTTTGATTAGTTTAACATATAATGATTTATATGTTGTTAATAAAGAAAAGAAGCTTGAGAGAACAGCAGTATCTGATATAGTTATTGAGATAGGTAAGTTTATAGATTATTTAGCATCTATGAATTGTGGATACCACACAGTATATGTAGATCCTGCTGCCGCTACTCTTAAAGATGAAATGAGAAAAAATGGTATTAAATATCAGAATGCATTGAATAAACATGATGATGGTATAGATTGTATAAGAAATAGATTAAGTTTAAACACATTATTCATAGTAGATGAGTGTGAGAATCTACTGGATGAAATGTATAGCTATTCTTTTAAAGATAATAATGAGAATAGTGGTAAGGATGAAGTAGTTAAGATTAAGGATGATTTCTGTGATGCAATGAGATATGGTGTATATACAGATAGTGTTATAGGGAGTCAGTTATGATTGATAACATAAATATTTCATATGCAAAAGAAACCAATTTAAGTTTAATTGGCGAAGATATAGAGGTTTGGGATGGGAAACTACCATTCAAACCTGGAGATAAATTTCCAGGCGGTAAGTTACAAACTAGAATAAATAAATTAAAGACTGCTGAGTTATTGTTTGAGAACAAGGCAGATGAGATTTATACTAGTTTATTAAGTATATTTCCAGAGATAGACCCATTAACAGGTTGGCAGGTTAGAGAGTTAATTAGTAACTTACCATTATTTAAGAATAGCATAGATAGCTGGGTTGGTATTTTATGTAGTAATTTACCAAGCATAGACTTTAATAGTGACCAGTTAGATGCTAAAGTAGGTAGTTTAATAAATGAGAGTAATTTTGATGAGTTTATTAATACTGAGGTTGCTAATCGTTTTATAAATGATATTGGCGTTTATAAAATAGGATATGACTTAAATGGTAAACCTGAGATACTTTATATAGAACCAAAGAATGTTTTGTTCTATATGAATAAAGAACATTATAATAGTGTAGAAGTTACAGTTATTTATAATGTATATACTAGAAATAATAATAAGTATATTGAGTTTATCGAGTACCATTATAATGGGAAAATAGTTAAGAGTGTTTTTAACTATGTAGATGGTGAGATTGGTAAAGAGGTAGAGGAACTTCATCAAGAAGAGTATTGGATAGATGAGGGTTTAGGATTATCTCCTATAGTAATATTTAAACATAACTGTATAGGTAATAAGCTATTAGGGACATGTATGTTTGAATATTGGAGTCCTAGCTTAGTAACAGCTATGAGAGCTTTACAAAATCTATTTAGACTTGGTGAGAGAAATAGAGAAATGATTCGTAAGGTTCCAGAAGGAGCTATTAAGACAGATGGTAGAACTGGTGGTTCTATATTTATGAATAGAGGAACAATATCATATCCTGATGGAGCAGAGAAATCTCCTGATGTAGAGTATTTAGTTCCTGATGTACCTATTGATAAGGCAATAGAAACATTAGATAAGGCAATTAAGAATGTTTCAATAGATACAAAACTTGGTCCTGTGTTCTTTGATATTGAAAAACTAGGAACTAATCTTTCAGCTAAAAGTATTGAAGCAGCTATGTATCCAACTAAAGTTGAAGGAAATAGAATAATGTCTGAGGTAAAGACAAGTTTAATTGATATAATAATTAAGTTAGCTTGTCTTGCTAATATTAAGATTAAGAGTTCTGATTTTAGCATAGATTGGGAAGATGGTTTTCCTAAAGATACTAAAGAATATACAGAAGCTATTCAGAGTAGACTTGGTGGTAAGCAGAGTATATCACTTGATGAGGCTATTAGAAAATTAGATCATGTAAGTAGTAAGGAAGCTTTAATAAAAGCAAAATATCTACAGGGTATTTCAGATAGCACTATTAAGAATAGTGATAATACAATGCTAGAAACTAATGATATTTCTGTTGTAGCAGAAAATAGTAATAGTAATGTAAATAATGAAATTACTGATGATAAATTAAATAGTAATACCTTGTGGGAAACACAGATGTATCCTCCTCCAAATGATATAAGCATATCAAGAAAGGAGTTAAAAAAGAGATGGTTACAAAAATTAAGGAGAAATCATTAGTATCAGAAGTTAGTACTGATACTAATGATGTAAGAGACATAGACCTTATTAATAAACATACAATAGTTCCTTTAAAAGAGGAAGATGTGTTTACTTTTAAAATAAGGCTATGTGATAATGAAATAGATAGAGTCTTTGATGGAATGACAGATAAATTCCTTGAAGAGTTTAAGGAAAGAGGTTCTAACTTAACTGGAATTTCAAATCATGATTGGTCAAGTAATAATCAGGTATCAAGATTGTATGATACTGAGATTATTACAGATGATACTAAAACTAATAAGATTGGGGAGCCTTATAAGTATGTTTTAGGCAAAGCATATACTCTAAAGAGATTTGATGAGTATATAGAAAAAATTAGTGCTGGACTTTTAAAAGAGACTAGTGTTAGTTTTGAGAGTTCTGGAGATACTTGTAGTATTTGTGGAGCAGAGACAGTTAAGGGTGATGATAGCATAGCAATTTGTCCTAATGGGCATGTTATGGGTCAGATATATGATGGTAAGTTAGCATATAATGTTGTAGATAATTTAGCTGATATATTTGAGTGGAGTCTTGTAGCAGTACCTTGTCAGAGAGACAGCGGTGTTGTAAGTAAGGGTTTAAATAAGGACTCTGATAAAAATTCAGTAACTGCATCAAATAATGATGTTGTTGATAAAGATTCAAATAGACTAGGAGGTCTAGGGATAATGAAGAAAAAGAACTTTATTCTTAGTAGACTCTTTAAATCAAAAGCTTTTGAAGCTGATGAGAATAAAGAGTTAGTAGACGAGGTTATGAAGGTAGCTGAGTCTGATGAGGATGTAACAGAAGAGGATATTAATAAGTTAATTGATGAGAATGCAAAACTTGTTAATGAAAATGAAGAGCTTAAGGCAAAAGTTAAGGCTCTTGAGGATGAGAAGGTTTGTGGTGAGAAGCAGGCAATTGTTGAAAAGGCTATTGATGAACTAAATCCTTTAACTCCTGTTGTTAAAGAGAATATTCTTAAGGAACTTGATGTTGATTCTCTTGAGTTGGAAGATGGTGAACTTAAGGGTCTTGATGAAGCATTAGAGCCAGTAGTTAAGAAGTATAAGGGATTGTTTGTAGAGAAGGAGGATACCAATGAAGGGGGTGATGAGCCAGCAGTGGTTAAGACCAGTGCCAAGGCCGTAAATAAGAGTGGTATCACTTTTTCAGTAACTAATAAGTCTGTTACTCCTGTAAAAAATAGGGTACAGGGTATAACAATAAACTAAGTAGTAAGTAGGAGGATTTATAGGAATGGGATTTACAGTATATGATGGCATATATGCATATGCAAAAGAGGCAGTAAGTGGTTTATATTTAAATTGTAAGACGAGTATTTTTAATAACCCTAAGTATCAGATTTATACTCCGAAGGGTATGGCTACTCAGGTAAGACAGTTCGATGCTGGTAAGGCTGGTACTTATAGCAAGACACACGGTTGGCAGCAGTCTTATGGTGGTGGTAGAGGCGTTGAGTGGAAATCATATGCAGCTCCATTTGATAGAGCTAAGGTTCTTAGAGTTGATATCATGGATGAGTTACAGAGCTATGCAAACGGAATGACTCCATCTATTGACCTTCTGAACTGGGATTTCTTCAATAATCAGATGCCAGCTGAAATTGATGCAGCTAATATTGCTACATTCTATAACAGAGTACCTGATGCTAATAAGCATGGTTCAGATGAAACAAACTATGCAACTGATCAGGATAGCATTCTTAATACCATTCTTAATCTTGAGAATGATATTTATAACTCTGGATATGATGGAAAGTCTGTTCTGTTTATGAGAAGCACAGTTTATACAGCATTCCAGAAGGCAGTTATTAATAAGTATGGTCTTGCTAGTGGAGCAATGCTTAACAAAAAGACTATGACTGTTAATATTGATTCTGAGCTTGGAGCTCTTATTGCTGATAATGATGGAATGCTTTCTGTAGATGTAGCAATTTATGAGTTTGGTAGATTCTATATCATGGAGATGCCTGATGATAGAATGTACAATCTCATTACAATGCTTGATGGAACAAGTGTTGGACAGGAAGAGGGTGGATATGTTCCTGATGAGTCAGATGAGAACTTTGCATTAGTTGATCTTCTAGCAGTTCCTTATGTTGCAGCATTTGTAAATACTAGACATGTTATTAATAACTTCATTGTACCTGCTGCCCTTGTGAATTCTAATAAGGCTCAGCTTGAACTTGCAGGTTTAAATGGTAAGATGTTTGGTAATATTGAGATTGGTTCAGCTGGTATTAATCAGAAGGGTTCTGATTTCGAGTATGATATCCGTATCATCTATGGTGGTGATATCTTTGATAATAGAAAGAGAAACTGCTTCGTAGTTCAGCATTCTGGTTCAGAGCCAACACCAACTCCTAAGTATAAAACACTGACTGTGAATTGTGACAGCACAGTAGCAGCTAGCGCGTCTATTCCAGTAACACTTACTGGTGATGGTGCAGCAGTTACTATTGATGATAATGTAACATTCACAACTGTAGCTGGAACAGGAACTGGTAATGTATCAGTATCTAATGGTGCAGCTACATTCACTGGTATAACAGCTGGAACAGTTACAATAGTTGCAGCAGCTGGTGGAGCTATTGGAACTAAAGAAGTTACAGTAACATCTGAGTAATAAGTAGTTATTAAATAGGTATATCAGATAGGGCGAAAGCTCTATCTGATATTTATAAGAAGGAGTTTAATTATTATGGCTAAGAGTTTTAAAATGTCTAATGGACCTGTTAGAATGTTAGTTGAGGTCACTGATGTAGCAAGGCAGGAAGAGTTAAAAGAGAGAGGATTCTCTTTTGTAAGAGATAAAAACAATAAGCTTGTTAGGATAGAAACTAATAGAATGGTTAGGTCTGATGACCCTGAGGTTCAGGCTGTTATAGATGAATTAGATTAAAGGAGGTTTATATGGCTCTGACAGTTGGTGTAGATAGCTATGCGACATTAGAAGAAGCAGAGCTATATATAGAGAGTAACTACATATCTAATAGCAAAGTTAGAGAGAAGTGGAATGGACTTAGTAATATAGATAAAGAAGCATTATTAAGGGCATCTTGTAAGAGTCTAAATGCTATTAGATATGATGGTGTAAAACTTAGAGTTAGTCAGCCATTAGCATTTCCTCGTAAACTAACAGCACCTGTAGGAATAGGATATGCATTATATACAAGTCAATTTGTAGATAATAGTTTATTTAGTTCTGGTGGTTGTGGTGACGGGCTTAAAGAGGCTAGTGAAGCTCAGATTGAGAATGCATTATATCAAGGGTATCTTGGTGGTGTTGTAGAGGAACAGGCTGGTGTAAACATTAAAGGTATTGTAGCTAAGAAGGCTGGTCCAATAGCAGAGAGTTATAATATAAACAATAGATATAACAGGAACGCTTTAAGGGGTATATATACTGATAAGGTTTACGCACTTCTTAGAGATTGGATTTGTGACAGTAGATATGCAGTGTAATATTGGGGATTTGCAATGGATGATAAGGAATTAGTTAATAAGCATGAGATTCAGATTGAATCTCTATTAAAAGAGAGTGAAAAAATGGATAAAAAAATTTGTGATATCCATGAGACTCTTACAGCTTTAAAAGAGAACGTTATTAAGATAGAAGAATTGCAGTCTCAAATAGTAAAGCTGAGTGCTGAGTTATCAGAGCAAAGCAAATCTATGTTGAAACTTGAGAGTGAGAGGAAATTAGCATATGCTAATACTTCTAATGAAATTAAGAACATAAATAATAGGCTTGATTCTGGTATGGAGCATTTTAAGAGATTGGATACTAGCATAGAAAAAATTGAGAAAACTAATAGTGAACAGTATAAGAAAATTGTTTATTGGTTTGCTGGTATTGTAGGTACTTTGATGCTAGGTTATATAGCAAGTAAGTTGGGGTTAAAAGTATGAAACCATATGAGATACTAATTATAGCAATAGCAGTAGCTGCTGCCTGTGGAGTTCTTTATCTTATTAAGAAAAAGAATGAGACATTATTTAAGAATATTGTTCTTGCTTTGGTTGTTAAAGCAGAGAAATATTTAGGTAGTGGAACTGGTGAGCTTAAGTATGCAACTGTTGTGAATTGGATATATAGTAAGGTTCCAGTGAGTGTGAGATGGCTGTTTACTCAAAATGATATTGATAAGTTTATTGAATGGGCTGTAGATTATATGAAGAAATACTTGTCAGACGGAAAGTATAATCTGTCTGGTTATGATGATGAAGCATATTTCAATAAGCTTATTAATGAAAATAAAAAAGTAGATGGTTAATTATAAATAAGATATAATAATTAATCTCCTTTTAAATAAAATTTAGGTGACTGTGAGTGAAAATTCATGTAGCAGTAGGGTGGGATTTTGGGGGTTATAAAATATCAGAAAAATTATAAGTAGGAAGGAGCATTATAAATCATGGATTACAGTAGTTATATGACGATGTCTTGTGTGATTAGAAGGAAAATAGATGAAGATGAAGATACTTTTATGCCAAGTTTTTCTTCTAGTGAGACAAGAGACTGTTTTAAATATGGTAAGATGGTTTATGTTAGACAGAATGATTCCTTTGGACTTGTAAGTGCTCAGGCTTATGTTATGGATAAAGAGATAAGCATTGGAGATGAAATAGATGGGCAAATAGTTAAGAGTGTAAACATTATACCAGAATTTAGTGGTGAGGAAGTTTTATATGAAGCATTAACATGGAATAGTTGATATGATTAAGTTTAATAAACAACATATTAAAAGATTTATGAACTGGTATATGGATGCCAGTGAACTTAGTTATAGGGTAGTAGCTAGGGGTAATAAAGAGTATATTAAGAGTTTAGCTAAAAGACCTAAATTTAAAGACCTTCATTTAAATAGAAAAATAAGAGAGATGGAGGAATTGTATGATAGAGTTGAAGCTATAGCATCTGCAATATTTAGATTAGCTTATTATTATACTCCTGTTAAAACTGGTAAGCTTAGGAGTAGGTTAGAGATAAAAAGAATAAATGCTGGTCACTATAGAGTGTTTTATAACATGGATGAGACAGATGTTTATCAAATATATGTTCATGAGAAATTAGAAAACTATCATGAGAGACCTACTAGAGCAAAATTTTTAGAGGATGCAGCTGTTGAGATAATTAATAAGTATGTACTAACTGATGAATACAGTAGGGAAATGATAAATGTCAATTTTGGTTTTGAACCATTAGGTGTTGATGTTTATATGGAGATGTTTGTTAGGGGTACAGATAGATTAAATAATACAGTTCCATTATATAAAGCTGTTAATGACTTTGTATCATTTAGAAAAGATGTTAGAGACAGATTGGAGTATATAGAAGAAAAAGAAGAAGCTAAGCGTAGGGCAAAAGAAGAAGAGGAAGAAGTAGATTGGGAAGATGATGAAGAAGAGGAATACAGTGAGGATGAAGCTGCTAACAATTTAATAGCTCTAATGGCTACCGGAGGATTAGATAAATATGGAGCAATATAATTTATACTTGTGTTTAAAACAAATATTAACAGAGTATCTAACTGAGTTTAAGATATCATACAATGATTTAAATGTTAAGATAGATAATTCTATTGGTTGTTATATTAAGGGTTCAGTAGTAAGCAGATACAGAGAGTTAAGTTCTGGTGAATATTATAATCATACTAATAGAGTAACATTTAGAACCAATGGTAAGTTCGAGAATGGCAGTATAACTAAATGTCTTGAATTAAATTCTAATATAAGAGATACTCTAATAAAAATAAAAAATAGCACTTTTGTATTAGATAATAACAAGTCAGTATTAATAAGTAAAATAAGTTTATTAAGTGATATAATGTTCATAGGTAAGGATGAACAAGGTAGACCTCAATATAGTTTGAATTTAAGTATTGAATATTCAGTTAGTGATTAAATGCTAAGCATTTAATAATATAGTTTAAGTTTAATTTAGGAGGAATAAACATGGAATATCAGTTGTTAAGTAACTATGGCTCTTATTTCTTTTTAGAGAGCTATACAGATTCTAGTACTCTACCACCTACAGGAACATTTATGCTGACTAGCATGATAGATTGTAGTGTTGGAGAGGTTACAAAAGATGTAAAGACATATAGAACTCTGGATGGAAATGGTTGGGAGTCTGTAGCATCTCTTGGTCAGAGTATTTCTGAGTTTGATCTTAATTTTGTAAGAGAAGGAACTGGGGATGTATATGATGGAACAGCTGGTTCTACTACTTATACAAAGTTAAAGAAGTGGGTAGAAGATGCTTCAAAGAATGGTTGTCAGAATGTTCCAAAGTGGTTAGTAGAAGTTATTCCAAGAGGGGATGGCTCATACGAAGGAAATTGCTATTCAGTTTATTATTCTAAGTGGAATGGTGGTAAGAGAGACCCTGAGACAGGCCAGGAGTATAGCATCACACTTAAGCCATTTGGACCTGTAATTCCAGTTACAGTTACAAGAACTGAATCAGGTGGAA